GATGGAAAGAAAAATCCATTTATGTGGTACAAAATCAGAACAAAAATTGTACCCATAAAGTACGATAACAAAACCAATGATTACGCATACAGAATACATTATGTGATCAGCAGATACAATGTTACGTCATTGAGAACACCATACACTGGACCACCACTGTATCGTGGTGTACACAAACAGTATGATTATTGGTTTACTGGTCAAAACACAGAGATTTTGAATTTTTCGCAGTCATACAATTATTTGTATTATCAGCAGGCACTGGGTGTAACTGGTGGATCCGATTCAATGCCACAGGCCAATACAATTCACATCACCAAAAACTATTATATGCCTCGCTCCAATGAAAGTGCGCTGGGTGGTACTGGAAGCAAGAGTGGTGAAATCGCTGCCAACATTGCCAGCCTACTGTATAGCCCAGCTGACCAAGCCAATGCAACAGTTGAAATCTTAGGTGACCCTGACTGGATGGCACAGAGCGAAATTTTTTATAGTCCAGACGTAGCATTGTCGGATGTTGGGCTGGGGCCGTTTATGACCGATGGATCAATAAATTATGACGCTAGTGAGATACTGTTTGGAATCAAGTATAATACTGCTGCTGATTACCGTCCAGATGGCCTCATGGATATCAACTATAAGCCAAACACACTTAGAACTGATACTCCTTACAGCGGCGGATCATTAAGTCTGGTATACCGTGCAAATACGATCACAACTGTGCTATCCAAAGGCGAGTTTAAGCAGAGACTAGAAGGCACATTGATGACCTATCTGGATAATCCGGATGTTGAACGGGTGTCAGGAGGATTACGCACAGGTGCTCAGGACAGAATACGTGAAGATCGCCGTCAAGCAAACATTGTTGCTTCTGCGCAAGATGCTGACATATCAACCAGTGACATCTCAGCAAGTCTTGGTGGAGGCAAAGCCAGTGCTGATGGCACACCAATCAAAGTACAAGACCCAGCTGATTATGGTATGCCAGAATGGAGCACCGATGCAGAAGTGCTGGATATGTTTGATGGCGACACAGAGGCTGCTGCTGATTTTTATAATAATGATGCCGAGCCAGCGCAGCAAATATCTGCAGAAGTTGTTGAACAGCCACCAGTATATGCGCAAAACAATACACAGCCAGTATTATCTGACAATCCTGCGGTTCAAACTCAGCCAGAGTTACCACCCAAATATAATGACACTCCTGTTGAACAGGCAAACACAGCATTTACATTACCAACAATACCCAAGAGCGGACCAGGTTGGACAGAACCGGAAACGCTTCAGCGAATACCAGAAGGTGTAACTCCAGACCCGTTAGCTGAAGGCACAGATCAAATGTATTATTATAAAGGCAAGAATATTAGTGGCCGCACGCAAGCTGAACTTGATGCACAAATCCAAGCAATTGATTCTGGTCAACCGGTTTCATATGATGCGTATGATCCATTCTTAAATCAGCGTATTCGTGTTAATTACGATCCAGTAACCGATACCACCGATGAAGAAGGTTACTATGATGAAAAGACTGGCAAATTTATTAAGGTTTGATTTATAGCAGAGAATAACTAAGACTATGGCAGAAAATTTACAAAGTAGCAGAGGTCGTCCAGGAAGTTATCGCATAGATCGCGGAGGGTTTCCTACCGAAACTGGCCCATTTATTGGTGAAGTTATGAACAATCATGACCCGGCACGCATTGGGCGTGTTCAGGTTTACATTCCAGAGTTTGGTGTGGATGATAAAAGTGATCAAACTTCCTGGAGAACCGTCAGATATCTGAGTCCATTCTTTGGAAACACACAACAATCAGGAACCAGCCAAGGACAAGGTCAATATGTTGGCAATAGCCATAGTTATGGTATGTGGTTTACTGTGCCTGATGTTGGCGTCAAAGTACTATGCTTTTTTGTGGCCGGTGATCAGAGTCAGGGCTATTATGTTGGTTCAATTCCAGATCCAGATCTGATGCACATGGTACCAGCAACAGGCGCTAGTTCCAATTTTGAATTTAACAATCCAGAAGAACAAAGAAGATATGCTGGTGCTGCTCGATTGCCTGTTACAGAGATCAACAACCAGAACACAGAAATTCGTGAAGATTCACGTAGTTTTGCTCAAACCAGACCAGTGCATAGTTACACTGCGGCTGTGATGTACCAGCAAGGTCTAATCAAAGATTCTGTTCGAGGACCAATTGGATCCAGTGCGTATAGAGAATCACCCAGTGCAACATTTGGTATTAACACTCCTGGCAGACCCATCTACGAGAGCGGTGCATCTGAATATAATATTCAGCAAAGTCTACGGTCGGGTGCAATGACTCCAGATGATGTAAAAGTCGTCGGCAGACGTAGCGGACACAGTTTTGTTATGGATGATGGGGATCTAACTGGCAATGATAATCTGGTACGAATCAGAACTGGCAAAGGACATCAGATATTATTAAGTGATGATGGAAATTGCATACACATAATTCACGCAAATGGTCAATCATGGGTAGAATTAGGCAAGGAAGGCACAGTTGATGTATATGCCGCTAATTCAATTAATTTACGTTCTCAGGGTGATGTTAACATACATGCTGATCAAAATTTAAACTTATTCGCCGGGCAAGCATTAAACTTGCACAGTAAAAAAGCAACTATCTTAAATTCAGAAGGTGTCGTGAGCTTATTGGGAGAAAAGAGTGTAAACATGTATAGCACTAAAGCAATCAGTGTAAAAAGCGATGGAACATTGGGTTTAGCTGGAACTACTGCTACAAGCCTAAGTGCAACTGGTCCAACTGCGGTCAATGGTGCATTTGTATTGCTAAACACAGGACCAAGCCTGCCTAGTGCTCCTCCTGTATATGCTGCTAGAACTAAACTGCCAGATACCAAACACTCGGATTCCGGATGGACTAGTGGGGAAGGATTATTAGATAGCATTGTAACACGGGCACCAACGCATGAACCGTATGTACACCACAACAAAGGTGTGCCAACTAATGTTCAATATGATGGCGGGGGTGAAGTTCCACCAAGTGACAATGTAGTTAATAAATTAAACGAAGTTTCCTCCATAGGAGTTAGACCAGAATAATGACTATTTTAGATGTAAACATTACAGATTTGGCCAATCAAGATCGTGTTATTGAGTCAGTTGGGTCAGTGAGTGCCGATCAACTTGGAACGGTACTAGCACAGAAATCAAAAACTGTAGCTAGTGCAAACACACTGTCTGTTGATGAAATGGTTAATACCATTAGCTCAACTACTGGATTAGGAAAGTATGGTTTAAAACCACAGGCGCTTGAAGATGCAGGTTACATTAAACCAGGAACAGTTGACAGGTTCTTGGATGATCCTGGTGCACTGTCCGATGTGTTAAACAGCCCCACAGTTTGGACCGGAAAAGATGGCATTGGTGCAGTATCAGATGTATTAGGAAGTAGCAGCACACAAACAGCCATGCAGTCAGATATTTTGGGGCAAGGATTAAACACATTACAATCAAATAAAATTATTAGCGGGCTTGAATCTCCAGATGTTGTGGCAAGTGTCACAAGTGTAATAGGCGATTATGGAATCGGACCAACCAAAGATTGGTTAGGACTAGGGGATTCTGGCGGTGTGCTTGGTGGAGGACTAAGTGCAGTTGACTCGTTGAACATGGATTCAATCGCCCGGGGAGCACAATTTTCAGTTGATTTCGTTGATACTAAACTCACATCAATGTTTACCAGTGGCGGCACGTTATTAAATGATGCAACTGGTGCAATATCTGACGTTGTCGGTGGTATTGGTGATAGTTTAGGACAACTTGGTGGCGATCTCACCGCCACATTTGATGATCTTACTGGTGCAATTGGTGGAAGTATTAGTGAGCTAGCTGGAAGTATTGGTGGTATCAGTGCCATTAGTGATGTTGCTGGGAATTTAATTGGTGGTGTTTCTGGAGCATTGAATAATATTTTTGGCGGACTTGGTGGGCTTCTTGGAGGACTTGGTGGACTTTTTGGAGGCAGCAGCGGTCCGGTAACTTATACACCACCAGCGGTTACACAAACAGTTAATCGTGCTGGAATCGACTCATCTGTGATTGGTCTTATTAATAATCCCAAGGTACCAGTACCAAATTATACCGGCATAGTTAATGCGGCTTCATTTCAACTTCCAAGTTTAAGTGGTTTAGTAAACAGTAATATTATTAACACTAACAAGCCCATTACTGTGTGTTCCTGTAGCGATCCAACTCTGATAGCCCCCACACAATCAGAATGTGAAGCCGCTGGTGGAGAATGGGTTTGTTATACAGTAAATAGTAATACAGGCAGTAATACAGGAACAGTAGCATAATGGCAAAATTCAAAGGCTTTAGCACCGTTAATCGATATAAAAAGTTTACAGTCACTGACAGAGAACTGGTAATCAGAGATCTGTTGAACATTTTGTCCATCAGAGAAGGTGAATTGCCTGGTAAACCTGATGTTGGTACCAGAATCTGGAATTTTATATTTGAAGCCAATACACCAGAAGTAGTGCGTCAAATAACTGCCGAAGTTCAACGCATAACAACCTACGACCCCAGAGTAGAATTAGTTGATGTCGTTGTGTCTTCGATAGATAATACTGTAAATCTTGAATTGGTAATAATTATTAATCCGAGTGTTTCACCAGAAACCATTAATTTCCTATTCGATCAAGACGATAACACAGTGCAGGTTGTATAAACTACGCACATTATTAATGCCATAAATAATGCTATTACATAGCAAGAGTTTATAATATGGCAACAACTTCACGGCAAACAACCATTTTTGGTATTGAAGATTGGAAACGAATCTATCAAAATTATAGAGAAGCCGATTTTCAAAGTTATAATTTTGAAACACTGAGAAAAACTTTTGTAGACTATCTACGTCAGTATTATCCAGAAAACTTTAATGATTTTGTTGAATCAAGCGAATTTGTGGCAATGCTTGATCTCATGGCATTCATGGGGCAAAGTCTTTCATTCCGTGTAGATTTAAATAGCCGTGAAAACTTTCTAGATACAGCCGAGCGTCGTGATAGTGTTGTTAACTTGGCTAAATTAGTTGGTTACACACCCAAAAGAAACCAAGCAGCACGTGGTTATTTAAAAGTAACTGCAATTAGTACGACTGAAAGTATCTTAGACTTTAATCGAAATAACCTGGCAAATGTAACAGTCAAATGGAACGACAGAACCAACAATGATTGGCAAGAACAGTTCAGAGCAATTTTGAACGCCACTATGGTGAATAGCCAGAGCGTTGGTAAACCAGGAAACTCACGTGATATCTTAGGTATTACTACCAGCGAATACACAATTAACCTGGCACCAGGATTTTTACCAGTTATTCCATTCACAGCAACCGTGGATGGAGTTAGCATGCCGTTTGAGGTTGTTAGCGGTTCAAGTGTAGACAAAACTTATATATATGAGCCGCAACCACAACCAGGTGGCGACTTAAACATTCTTTATCGTAATGATGGTCTTGGATTTGGTAGCTCAAATACCGGTTATTTTTTCTATTTTAAACAAGGCGCCCTGCAGACCAGAGAGTTTAACTTACCTGAAAAAATTGATAACAGAACAGTTGATATCAACATCAATGGTGTTAATAATAATGATATCTGGTTATACAAAATAAATCCGTCCAGTGGTGACATAACAGAATCCTGGACGCAAGTAGACAACATCTACACAAATCAAAATCAAAACAGTGCCAACAACAGAAAGTTTTTCAGTGTAGATTCCAGAAACTCAGATCAGATTACGCTAAAGTTTGGTGATGGTGTTTTTAGTGAAGTACCAGTTGGTACATTCAGAAGCTATGTACGCAGCAGTAATGGTTTGGAATATGTTATCAATCCCAACGAAATTCAAAGTGTAAGTGTTAGTTTAACTTATGTTAGTCGCAAAGGCAGATTGGAAACAGCAACTTTCACACTAGGATTACAGGAAAATATTTCAAACAGCCGATCAAGAGAAGCACTGCTCGATATTAAACGCAGAGCACCGGCCAGATTCTACACACAAAACAGAATGGTCAATGGTGAAGATTACAACAATTTTCCTTATGCCCAGTTTAATACAATCATTAAGAGCAAAGCAGTCAACAGATCAAACATCGGCGCCAGCAGATATCTGGATTTGATTGATCCAACTGGAAAATATTCCAGTATCAATGCGTTTGGTGATGATGGGTTGATCCATCGAGATCAAACATCTGACACAATTGGATTTACATTTGTGGATGTTAATGACATTGAAAAGGTTATTCGAAACGATGTCGAACCACAGCTAGCTTCCAGAAGCATGCTTCAGTTTTACTATGACAATTTTGATCGATTCAGTCTAACATCAGCTGGATTGATCTGGCAATTCAGTACCAGTCTTGTGAATGAAACCACTGGATATTTCAAGAACAATATCGGTTCTCCAATTGCAATCGGTGCTGCTCTGGACGGAGTTAAACAATACTTAACACCTCGCTGTTTAATAAAATTTGTGCCGCCCACTGGCCAATATTTTGATAAGAACAACAGATTACAAACAGGATCTGCAAACCAACCTGGTGATAAGACTTATATCTGGGCAAGTATACGAGAGCTACTAAATGATGGCACAAATGCTGGCAATGGGAATGACAGCAACGGCGTAGGTGCAGTAACACTAAACAATTTTGTGCCAACTGGTGCAATTGCATCTGTTGTGATACCTGATTTTACATCAGACTTACCAACGAGTTTAGAACAATCCATGATTGCTCAGATTGAATTGTACAGAAATTTTGGTATAGGGTTTGATAATTCAAACAATACCTGGTATCTGATAACATCGTCTAATCTAAATCAAAATGGCGCATACGCACAAACATATGCACAGGATACATCTGGCACAGGATTGGATTCCAGTTGGTTAGCAAAGTTTACCAGCGATGGAACATCATATACTGTTACTTTCAGAGGGCTGAAATATTTCTTCTCAAGTGTTGTGGAAACAAGATTCTTTTATGATGGAAATCAGCTGATTTTTGATCCAAAGACTGGTAAACTGATCAATGATTATATCAAAATACTCAGAACCAACAACCAGCCAGATCAGCACACCCCACTTGCTGGTGATATTGTTTTGGACATCGTGGGGCAAACCGTAGAAACTGATGGTTTTGTAAACGACTTTAATGTCGAAGTCAGCTGGGCCGATACTGATAACGATAATGTTCCAGATGATCCAGACTTTTTTGATTTAGTTGTGGCATCAGACGTTAACCCAACACAAAAACTAGCATTCTTCCAAAGAACCGTAGATTTTGATAATCTGGAACGATATGTTCCGCTGGCAGAAGGAACAGTAGTATCTGTATATCCAACGCAAGATGCAATCAATCTTGCCAAATATGAATACAGCAACGGTCAAGTATTTTATGCCACCACTGAACAACAGTTTTTTGAGTTGTCAGTAACTGCTGCCAATGTCAGAACCGTTACACAAACCACTGATTATATTGCTCGTGTTGGACGTGGAGGATTAATTTATCAATACAGACACAACAGCCCAGATTCCAGAAGAATTAATCCAGGATCAACCAACATTATTGATGTATATTTGGTTACTTCAGAATACTATGCTAACTATCAACGATATATTCAGGATACCACTGGAACAGTTCTTGAACCAGCTGTTCCCTCTATTGATGAATTAACAACATCATATGAATCCTTGAATGATTACAAAATGGTAAGTGATAACATGGTGTTTAATAGTGTTAAATTTAAACCATTGTTTGGTGATAAAGCCAACACTGCATTGCAAGCCACTATCAAGGTAGTTAAACTTGAAAATAGCGTGGTTAGTACTAGTGAAATTAAAAGTCGTGTTATCGAAACAATTAACCAATACTTTAATATCGATAACTGGGACTTTGGTGAAACATTCTATTTTTCCGAACTATCAGCATATATTCATGAACAGTTGGGTGGAATTTTGGGATCGGTAATTCTGTTGCCCAAGGATACATCAAAAGAATTTGGTAATTTATATGAAATTAAATCTGCGGCTAATGAAATTTTTGTTAGTGCAGCAACAGTAAACGATGTTCAGGTGGTTAATTCACTGACAGCTAGTCAGTTAAGACTAACCAGTAACAGTGGAGTAATTTAATAAATGGCACGCATCAGATCAGTTGACTTTTTGCCCGAGATTTTTAAAACCGATGTAAATCGAGAATTTCTTGGTGCTACTCTTGATCAGTTAATCCAACAACCAAAGCTGAAACGCACACAAGGTTATGTTGGTCGTAGATTTGGTCCTGGTACTAATTTTAACGATGGGTATGTTTTAGAACCATCATTACAGCGTGCAAATTATCAATTCGAACCAGCTGTCGTATTCAAAGACAATGATGGAAATGTTACAGATGCCATGACCTATGTTGGCATGCTGGATGCTCTTGATGTCAAAGGAGCAAACACATCTCGTGCTGACAGACTGTTTGCTAGTCAGACGTATAGCTGGGATCCAAATATTGATTTTGATAAATTTATCAATTACAGCCAGTATTATTGGATTCCTGCTGGTCCAGATGCAGTTGATGTAAATGTCGGCAGTGCTGCGCTGATTGATGATTTTGATGTATCTGCTACTGAGGAAAATTATTATGGTATAAGTGGATTGGTAGGTGACAACCCAACCATCACCCTGGTCAGAGGTGGGGCATACACATTTAATGTTAATCAACCAGGAAATCCTTTCTGGATTCAATCAGAACCAGGCACTGATGGCACACTTGACTTTTCGCCTAATCTGAGTAGTCGCGATGTGCTGGGTGTAGTTAATAACGGCGACGATGTAGGAACAGTTACATTTAATGTTCCAAAATCAACTGATCAAAATTTTTATTATGGTCTTAATAACATTGGCACCATAGATCTGGCCACCATGGCCAGATTTGATAGCATCCACAACAGATTGGTTTCTTTGGTAGATAACATTGATGGTATTACTGATCTTGAAGGTAAGACTCTGGTGTTTTTAAATCCACAACAAGGAGATCCCGAAGACCTGGGTTGGGTCGATTACACCCCATATGATTCATCCAGATTTGATCAGGGTGATCCATATCCTGAAATTGTATTTGAACCTACCAGATATATTACCGATCAAGATGAGCGTTATGGATTATACAGAATCACCTATGTAGATCTAAACGGCAGCACGTTTATAAAACTAATCAAGATTAGTGATATTGATGTCAATGATAAGTTTAAGATTGGCAGCGGCGCCGAATACAGCAACACCCAGTACTATAAAAACGCATCAGGATTTTTTGAAAAAATTCCTCAACTCACTGCCCTTGATAACATTTTATACTATCAGGATGGCGTGAATCCACTGCGTTTTGGAGTCATTCAACTGGTAGATCCAGAATCTGATGCAGTTATCAATGTTGATGCTATTCTTGGAAGACAAACTTATACCAGTCCAAATGGAGTAGTGTTTACCAACGGATTAAAAATAAGATTTGCAAGTGTAACTGAGCCCAGTTTTTATCAAAATAATGAATATATTATTGAAGGTGTGGGTCACAGCATTGAATTGATTCCGGTTGCAGATTTAGTCACACCAGAAACGTATGTTAATACAGATTCAGAATTGTTTGATTTATCACCATTTGATACACTGGGATTTGATGGCAGTTTTAATGCTCCTTTAAATCCTGACTATCTGACAATCAAAAGAAACTCAGCAGACTCAAATGCCTGGAGTCGATATAATCGTTGGTTCCATCGAGATGTAATTCTAGCCACCGCAGAATACAACAACAGTGTTGCAAATTTTGATAGTGATTTACAAGCCAAACGTCCCATTATTGAATTTAATGCCGGATTAAGATTATTTAATTATGGCACACAAGCAAAACAGCCTGTGGACATAATTGATTTAACACAAGTAGATGCGTTGTCAAACGTTAATGGAAGCACCGGCTATTTTGTTGACGGATACCAGTTAATCAACGGTACCAGAATAATTTTTGCTGCTGATCAGGATGCGTCTGTGCGCAATCGAATCTATACTGTGCAAATTGTTGATCCTGATGATCTCAGCACAGAATATGGAAATATCATAAACCTGGTTCCAGCCGACGACACACAAGTCGTCACAGATGAAACGGTGTTGTGTTTGAGCGGCAACACACTACAGGGTAAGATGTTCAGATATACTGGGGCTGTATGGATTGAGGCACAACAAAAAACACAGACCAATCAGGCTCCATTGTTTGATGTTTTTGATAGTGATGGTTATAGTTTTGGAGATACATCAGTATACCCAAGTAATACGTTTACTGGAAGTAAATTATTTTCCTATAAGCAAGGATCAGGCAGAAATGATCCTGTGTTAGGTTTTCCTTTAACATATCTAAACATTGACAATCTGGGTGATATTGTGTTTGAAAACAATCAATACTCAGACACGTTTGTGTACGCAAATAATAGCACACGAACTCAAAGACAAGTCAGTGATGGATTTGTGAGAAAGTACTCATCCAGAACAGAATACGAAAATAAAATTGGTTGGACAACCAGTGTTGATCGTAACTGGCAACGTCAGGTATTCACATTTGAATATCAGGGTAAACCTTTGTTACTGGACGTTGCGCCCAGAACTGATATCACAGTGCCTGGGATAAAAGTATATGCAAATAATCAGTTCATTGATCCAGACAATTACATAATCACAGTTAACTCACCAGCTACGGTCACATTTAAACCAAATACAATAACCGCAGGCACAATGGTGCAGGTTAAAATTATTAGTGACGAGGCTAGTGGTATTGGATATTACGAAATTCCCAATAGCCTGGAAAGCAACCCGTTCAATGAAAATGCCAATACAATTACTTTGGGAACGGTCAGGAACCATTTTAATCGTTTGGCCGAAAATATCGTTGCATTTGATGGTATTATCAATGGCGCCAATAATTTGCGTGATCTGGGAGACATCACTGGATATGGAGATACCATTGTTCAACATTCAGCCCCAGTGACACCTGCGGCGTTTTTCCTACGCAAAGAAAAATATGATTTCTTTGGTGCATTGCAATATGTTGGAACACAATATGAAAAAACCAAATATCTGATTCTGGATTGGGTTAATAATAATGACACCTATGGTATGACTCATGGTGAAATTCTCGATGCTGCACTGACTGAAATTAATGCTGGTAAATCCAATGATTCCACATTCTTTTGGAGTGACATGATTCCTGCAGGCGGTAACTATGTTGAAACCATTCATGAAATCACAGCAATAACCACTGGAACATTTAACACAAACAACGTATATGATTTTACCTCAGCCAACCAGCAGGGGCTTCTGGTATATCTGAACGATACACTGTTGCTTAAAGACTATGACTATACTGTGGCAACTGATGGGCCCAGAATTACTATTTTAACACAAACACAGACCGGAGATCTTTTAAAAGTCAGAGAATATTCTTCCACATTGGGTAACTTTATTCCTGAAACTCCAACCAAAATGGGGTTGTACCCAAAATATGAGCCCAAGATATATGTTGATGACACATATGTTGA